CGCGGCGGCGAGCAGTGACCACGTAGGGGAGGGGATCTGGATAGGTCATGCGGCCGGGTCCTGCTGCTGGGCAGCGGTGATGCGGCGGTGAAGCTGGCGCGCTTCGCGGACGGTGGCTTCGGTGACGATGTAGCCCCAGCCGCCGAAGCGGATCTTGTGTTCGGCCCAGAGCTCGGGCTTCTCGGCCCAGGCGATGGCCAGCTCGTCGGTGGCAGCGTCGCAGTGGTTGGCGTCGCGGTAGAGCTTGCGGAGCCGGTGGAGTGCGGTTTGGGCAGTGATGGACATGGTGCGTGGGGGCAAGGTGCAGGCCCACGCTATGGGCGGCCGGTGCTGATGGGCTGCCGGTCGTAACCGTTCGTTACAGACGCAGAATGGAGAGGGCGTCAGGGACGGAGCGTGCGATGCCAGCCAGGCCGCCGGCCTGCTGCACCATGGCGACGAAGGCCTGCTGCTGATCGGTGGGGCGGCCGCGGTCCTTGACCTCGATGGCGGAGAAGACGGCGACGCGCTGGCCCACCATGTCGGGGGTGATGGTGATGGTGCGCAGCCCGATGAGGTCGGATGAGCCCGGGCAGAGGCCGTAGCGCACGAGCTGACCGCGCTGGTCACGGAGTGCGCCGACGTTGTTGCGCCAGAGGCGGGCGGTGCCGCCGCCGGCAGATGCAGCCAGCTGTATCTCGGACTGGATGCGCCGCTCATCCGAACGCTCTGCCATGGTTGCCTCGGGCCCGGAGGATGTGATCGGTCCAGCCGCGAGAGTAGCCGCGCTCCAGGCGGATCGCTTCGAGCTCCTCGCGGGTGCGTGCACTGCCGACCTCGGCCTGTCGGCGGCGGGCGACCACGGCGGCCGGCAGTTCCTGGAGGGTGCCATCGACGATGGTGAGCTCGCGGGGCTTGGGTGGGTCGATGGTGTGGCCGCAGCAGTCGCAGGTGAGCTGCGCTGCTGGTTGGGTGACGAAGCAGGCGGGGCAGACCCTGGTGGGTAGGGCGTCGGATGGCTTGCGCGGCTTGCCCTTGGGCCGGCCTTCGAGCGACCAGTCGCGTGGGTCAGTGGGCAGGCCGTGGCGGTGGCTGTTGCCGACGTGGTCGTTGATGATGGCGTGTTCCTTGCCCGGGCATGGGCGGAGGACGCGGCCGACCTGCTGGAGGTGCAGGCCCAGGGAGTCGGTGGGGCGGAGCAGGATGGCGCCTGTTACTGAGGGTATGTCGGTGCCCTCGCTGATGATGTCGCAGGAGGTGAGCACCTTCAGCTGGCCGGTGCCGAGGTCGTTGATCAGGCGCTTGCGGATCCCTCGATCGGTGTTGCCATCGAGCATGGCTGCGCTGATGCCCTGATTGCGGAAGGCCTCGGCGACGGCTTCAGCGTGAGCGACGGAGATGCAGAAGGCGATGGCGGTGCCGTTGTGGTGGGGTTCGATGGTCCGGCGGTAGTGGGTGACGGCATCGCCCATGGCCTGGCCCTGGCGCAGGCGGTCTTCGGAGTCGTGCTTGCCCTTCTTGGTGTCGAAGCGGCGGACGCCTGAGAGGTCGATGCCGGGCGGGGCGAAGGTGCGGGCAGGGACGAGGAAGCCCTCCTGGGTGAGCCAGGCGGCATCGGGGCCCTCGATGAGCACGGAGAACTGATCGCCGAGGCCGCGGCCGTCGAGGCGCTCGGGGGTGGCGGTGACGCCGAGGACATGGGCGCGGGGCATGGCGGCGAGGATCTTGGCCCAGGTGCCGGCGACGGCGTGGTGGGCCTCGTCGACGATCAGCAGCTGGAAGAAGTCATCCGGGAGGGTGTGGAGTCGCCTGGCGAGGGTCTGGACGGATGCGACCTGAACGGTGTGGCGAAGGTCCTGGCGGTAGCCGGCGGCGATGATGCCGTGCTCGCAGCCGATGGCGTGCAGTGAGCGGGAGGCCTGATCCACCAGCTCCTGGCGGTGCACGAGGATGCAGACGCGGTTACCGCGGATGGCGGCCTGCTCAGCGATGTAGACGAAGGTGTAGGTCTTGCCGCCGCCGGTGGGGAGGACGAACAGGATGCGGCGGTGGCCAGCCATGAAGGCCCCGCGGATCTCGGTAACAGCTGTGGCCTGGAAAGGCCTGAGGGCGACGGCCATAGGGCCCGACGAATCGGTTGACGGTAGGGAAACGATCGCAGATTATCGTGCGAAATCAATGGGTTGTAACAGTATGTGAAGTTATGGGAAGGGAGGCCGGAGTATGTGGAGTGAGGGCTTTATGGTCGGCAGCGACCCCTACATCAGGAGCATGCCTGAGCTCAAACACCTGCCCGGTCTGAGCAACGACGAGTACCACGCGCTGAAGGCTGTCAGCCCCAGCCAGATCAAAGTGCTCGGCCGCAGCCCGCTGCATTACTTCGACCAGTTCCTGGCGCCGGACCGGGAGAAGAAGCCACCGACACCAGCGATGGAGGTTGGCACCGCGCTGCACACTGCGGTGCTGGAGCCAGACCTTTGGAGCCAGACGGTGGCAGTGCCGCCGCACGCCTTCGACCGCCGCACGAAGGTGGGCAAGGAGCTGGCGGCGGAGTTCGAGAAGGAGGCAGCCGGCAAGATCGTGCTGAGCCCCGACGATGCCGACCGGGTGCGGCGGATGGCTGATGCGGTGCACAAGCACCCTGCGGCAAGGTTCCTGCTGGAGCTGCCGGGCCGTCGTGAGGCCAGCTACGTGTGGTCCGATCCGGCCACGGGGCTGGAGTGCAAGACCCGCCCGGACTGGCACAGCGAGGACCGCCGCCTGGTGGTCGACGTGAAGACCTCCAAGGATGCCAGCCGGGTGGAGTTCAGCAAGAGCATCGCCAACTTCGACTACCACGTGCAGGCGGCCTGGAACCAGGGCGCGCTGGGCGCTGAGCAGTTCCTGTCGCTGGTGATCGAGTCTGAGCGGCCGTTTGCGGTGGCGGTCTATCCGGCCAGCGGTGCGCTGATCGCTGCCGGTCAGCGGCGGATCGAGGCGGCGATGACGCTGCTGGCCGAGTGTTGGGCCAGTGGGGTGTGGCCCGGTTACGGCGACCTGGTGCAGGAGCCGATCGACCTGCCCGGGTGGTGCCGTGATTGAGCAGGAGCTGGCCGTGTACCTGTGGGCTGTTGCCCTGGGGATGGCCTACATGGCGCTGCGGCGCCCGTGATCAACCAGAGGAGGTGTGACTGAGCACAGAGCACGAGTTACCCGAGAGCCTGCAGTTCCTCGAGCCGCCGACCGTGGTGGAGGCGCTGCAGGGATTAGAGCACCTGGCGGCCACGATTCAGATCATCGATGAGCTGAACGAAGCAGACCAGGACGCGATCGACCGATTGTTCCGATTCATTCGATTCCAACGATGACCCAGCAACAGACCAACGACCTGGCAATCCAGGTGACCAACGTCCGCGCCGACCTGGGGCGGATGAGCAGCGAGTTCAAGGCAGCCCTGCCTGCAGCGATCCCGGTGGAGCGGTTCATCCGCACGGCGGTGACTGCGGTGCAGATGGACCCCAACCTGCTGGCAGCTGACCGGCGCAGCCTGTACGGGGCGTGCATGAAGGCAGCGCAGGATGGGCTGCAGCTGGACGGCCGCGAGGCGGCGCTGGTGATCTTCAAGGATCGGCGCAGCGGCACCAGCAAGGTGCAGTACATGCCGATGGTGGGCGGGATCCTGAAGAAGATCCGCAACAGCGGGGAGATCAGCACGATCACCTCGCATGTGGTGTATTCGGGCGACGAGTTCGAGTACGAGCTGGGCGACGACGAGCGGATCTACCACAAGCCGGCGATGGAAGATCGCGGCCAGCCGATCGCGGTCTATGCGATTGCGAAGGCGAAGGACGGCGGCACGTACCGGGAGGTGATGAGCGTCGCCGAGGTGCGCAAGGTCCAGAGCGTGAGTCGCTCGCGTGACAGCGGGCCCTGGACGACGTGGTGGGATGAAATGGCCAGGAAGACCGTTGTGCGGCGACTGGCCAAGTACCTGCCCAGCTGTGCGGACATCGACCAGACGTTTGAGAGCGACAACGCGAACTATGTCATGCCTGCAAGTGTTTCGGAAGTGGGCAGCAATGATGTGGTTGCAAGCCTGAATCAACAGATCCAGCGACAGATTGCCCCGGTAGAAGTGCTTGATGCTCAACCAGCCGCGCAGGTCGAGCCAACAACAACGCCAGAGCCCGTGGAAGCGGAGCAGCTGGAAACGGTCCAAGACCCGCTTGCGGTCTTCTCAGAGCAATAGGCGACACATGACGGCAGACCGCGCATTTTTGACACCAAAGGAGCTCGCCCAGCGGTGGCGGCTCAACCATCAGACACTGGCCAACTGGCGGCACAAGCGCCAGGGCCCACCGTTCGTAAGGATCGGCACGCGAGTGCTGTATCCGATGGAGGGTGTGCAGGCCTTCGAGAAGATCAGTCCAGCTTGGCTGGACACCAATTCCCAATCGCAACTGAATCCATGAATGTGATCACACTGGCCGGCCGCGCTGGCCGCGACCCTGAAATGAGGTACTTCGAGAGCGGCAGCTGTGTCGCCAATCTCACGTTGGCGGTGAACAGCGTGAAGCGTGATGAACCGCCGGACTGGTTCAATCTGCAGATCTGGGGCAAGACGGCCCAGGTGGCTGGGGACTATGTGCGCAAGGGCAGCCAGATCGCTGTTACTGGGCGGATGACGACGGAGCGTTGGACCGATCGGACCACCGGCGAAGAGAAGTCGAAGCCGGTGGTGGTGGTTGATCGGCTGACGCTGCTGGGCAGCAGACAGGACGCGCAGCAAGAGCAGGGGCAGGCGGCCCCGGCACCGGCGCAGGCACATGCCCCGGCACAGATGGCATCAGCAGCTGTTGCATCGCAGCAGCAGCACCCTGCCCATCAGGCGGCGGGCTGGTCCCCGAACCCGGCAGCCGGCACGGTGGCTGCGCAGCCCCTGCCACAGCAGCAGCAGGTTGCATGGAACAGCGCGCCCCTGGCGCCTCCGGATGATGACGGCATCCCGTTCTGAGCCGTGATCGAAGCGGAGTATCTGGCGTCGCTGCGGCGGCGCCACCGCGCTGAGCTGGTGATCACCCTGGTGCAGCTGGAGCAGCTGTGCCCAGGGTGGTGGGCTGACTTGAGCGAGCTGGCCGACCAGTTGGGGACTGATCGCGGCTCACTGAACAAGAGCCTGACGAAGCTGGAGAGCTTGGGCCTGCTCAAGCGAAGCAGGATCAGCAACACCGGCGGCAACTGGGTGTGGTGGGTGAAGCGGAGCGAGGCCGATGAGCCGCGACCAGATGATGAGCCAGGGTGGCGGCTGCGTGATGAAGCGTCGGACAACGTGAAGCTGGTGTCGATCAGCAAGCGTTGGCAGTGGGCGGCGAACCGCGGCATCAACAAGCACACGTTCTCGTCGTTTCTGAACGGTGGGCAGCGGATGCTGCACGGTCGGTGGCGGATCGTGTCGTCGCCATGGGATGTAACAGATTGTGACGCGCAGCCGGAATCGACCGGCAATGCGCTGTAGGTTGTGCCCACAGCCCGAAAGGGCGCACCCCCTCAGACCATGACCCGCATCGCTTCCCTCACCGCCGGCCAAGCCATCAAGGCTGGCTACCGCGGCTGGCACACCCCCTGCGAGTTCCTCGGCTTCTCCGACAACACCAAGGCCTACAGCGAGACGCCAGCATTCAACACCCTGGCTGATCTGAAAACCGCCAAGGGCGCCCGCAACGCAGCCGAGATCGAGCAGCTGCAGGACCAGGCCAGCTACGGCCACAGCTTCTACGCCCTGTTCCGCGACCTCGAGGACGGCACCACCTGGGCCGCCTACCTCTGGAAGGGCGCATGGCGCGTCGGCTCATCTGCCGATCGCCTGCAGCTCGCCGCCTGAGCGGCACCCCATCCCATCGCATCCCCACCATGTCGAAACGCAGCATCACCCTCGTCGGCCGCGCCTCGCGGCTGGAGTGCCACGCCGGCCACGTCTCCTTCCTGCTCACCGTCAATGCCAAGGGCCAGCGGCCTGAGCTCGTCGTCGAGTGCCACGCGCACCGGGAGCGCGACATCGAGGCGTTCGAGTCGATGGATGAGGGCAGCCTGGTTGGCATCATCGGCAAGCTGCAGACCCTCGTCGAGCAGCTCGGGCCCTGCATCGTGCGGCTCGACCGACTGGAGATCCTCGGCAAGCCCCTGGAGGTGGCGGCATGAACGCAATCGACGCGGCGATCATCACCATCTGGCTGCTGCCCCTGGCGGTAGTGCTCACAGGCCTTTGCCTGATGTTGTCCGATTTGGCCAGCTTGCAATTCCGGGTTCCGCATCTTCCCCGGTCACGACGTGATCACAGGAGGGCCCGCTAATGTTCAACCCCGACTTCTACCCCACGCCGCCCGAGGTGGCGGCCACGATGCTCGACCCACTCGACCTGCGCGGCCGGGTGGTAGTAGAGCCCTCCGCCGGAAGCGGCAACCTGATCAAGGCCTGCATCGAGCGCGGCGCTGCTGAAGTGCTGGCGGTGGAGCCCGAGCCGAAGCTGCGGGCGATCCTCGCGGCCATCCCTGACAGCCGGTTGATCGGCAGCGACTGGCTCAAGGTCACCGCCGACCAGATCAGCCATGCCGACCTAGTGGTGATGAACCCGCCCTTCTCGGCCGATGAGCACCACATCCTACACGCCTGGGCCATCGCCCCGGCCGGCTGCGAGATCGTGGCGCTCTGCAACGCCAACACCATCGAAACCGGCCGATGGGGCAGCAGGGCCAGCCAGCAGCTGCGCACCCTGATCGAGCAGTACGGCAGCAGCCAGAACCTGGGCCCAGTGTTCGAGGACGCCGAGCGCCCCACACGTGTCAGCGTTGGCATGGTTCGCCTGACACGACCTGGCCAACGTGTAAGCGGCGCTGATGAGTTCGACGGGTTCTTCCTGGGGCCCGATGACATCGAGGCCGAGGGGCAGGGCCTGATCAAGTACCGCCGCAGCCGCGACCTGGTGAACCGGTACGTGGAGGCCTGCCGGATCTACGACCAGCAGCTGGAGGCCGGCGTCCGCCTGCAGGCCCAGGTGGGGGGCATCTACAAGGGCGAGCTGGGCATCCAGATCACGATGGAGGGCTGCGCCGCCAGCCGCAACCGGTTCAGGAAGGAGCTGCAGAAGTCGTTCTGGGAGTCGGTGATCGCCGAGATGTTGCCGCGCGAGATGGCCACCAGCCAGCTGGCAGGGGACATCAACAAGTTCGTGGAGCAGCAAACGAAGGTGCCATTTACAGAGCGGAACCTGTTCAGGATGCTGCAGGTCATCGCCGGCACGACCGAACAGCGGATCGACCGAGCTGTGGAGGCCGCGTTCGATGAGCTCACCCGCCACACCGCCGAGAACCGGTGGAACGTGGAGGGGTGGAAAACGAACGACGCCTACCTGTTCAACCAGAAGTTCATCGTGCCTTACCTGGCGGAGAAGGACTGGAGCGGCGGCACAGTCAGCCTGAAGCAGTGGAGCGGCAACTTCCCCAGGATCCGCGATCTGATCAAGGCGCTCTGCTACATCACCGGCCGGCCCTATACCGAGGTGGAGCATCCAGTCTGTGGCTACGACCGGGTGGAGCCCGGCGTCTGGCACGACTGGGGCTTCTTCGAGTTCAAGGTCTACAAGAAGGGCACGGGCCACTTCAGGTTCAAGGACCTGGAGGACTGGGCCGCCCTCAATGCGCGCGTGGCCCGGATCAAGGGCCTCGTGCTGCCGGAGAAGCTCCGGCGCAAGCCCACTCGCAAGACCACCAAATGACAACCGACATCAGCGCAACACTGACCGAACGCGGCAGCCGTTACGGGCGCTTCACGGGTCATGCGCGCATCACCCAAGATCTGAAGCGCGTGATCGCTCAGCACACTCCCTTGGGCCGGACCCGCCTTGATGGCGCCCACGGCGACCACCTGGCGCCGGATCAACAGGAGGCCCTCGACATGATCTGCCACAAGATCGGTCGGATCATCAACGGCGACCCGGATTATGCCGACAGCTGGCACGACATCGCTGGCTATGCCCAGCTCGTCGCCGATCGTCTCAACGGAGTTGAGCGATGATCCAACTCACCGATTCCACCCAGGCCGCCATGGCCCGGGTGGCCACTGCCCCCGCCACCAGCGAGCAGGGCCAGCTGCTACCCACCTTCCACACCACGCCCGACGGCGAGATCCGCATCCAGCTGGGTCAGGTGTGCGGCACGGTCAGCAGCTGGCACCTGGTGACCGGCAAGCTGGCCCAGCTCCGCAGGGTTCTGTTCTCTACCCCCACCGCATCATGAGCATCGACTACCGCGCCGAACTGCAACGCCTTGTGCAGGCCTATGACGATCACGGTGGCCGGTGGCCCCAGCACCATGAGGACGCACTGCACGAAGCCGTTGAGGCGGCCCGCACCACCCTGGCCCAGCCCGAACCGGAGGGGGTGAGTGAGCGGCTGCCGGAGCCAAGTGATGAGCTTCTGGAGTTTTGGCGTCAGAAGGCCATCCTCGAGTATCACGCCAGTTGCTACGAAGTTCGGGTTTCGCGCAGCATGGCACTGCAGGCCATCGCTTGGTGCCGGCAGCAGTTTCAGCCCCAGCCAAGTCCAGTGGCTGAGCGGCTGCCGGTGCCGCAGCAGGAGGCCCCAAAGTGACCCCCTCTCGCAACTGCCCCGCCTGCGGGGGCACGCATGTCCGCGTGCCGCTCAGCCACCGGCGCAGCTATGGCGTCTACCGCCGGCTGGAGTGCTGCCACTGCGGCCACCGCTGGACTGACCGAGAGGCGAAGACCGGCACACCCCCAGCGCCGCGCCAACAATGCCCAGAGTGCAGCTCGACCGACACTGCTGTGATCGAGTCGCGCATCATGCCCTATGGCCGCCGGCAGCGGGTGCTGTGCCGCGGCTGCAGCCACCGATGGACGAACAGGATCGGCGACATGCAGCAGGCCCGCACGCACGCACGCCGCGACGCGGGCGAACTCACCGAGGACGAGGTGCGGTTGATCCTCACGTCGCCCCGATCGCTCCGGTCATTGTCGGTGGAGCTGCGGGTAAGCCCAGCCACCGTGCGCGGCGTGCGCACCGGTGAACTGCATGCCCAGGTCGCGCCCGATGTGCCCAGGCTGCAGGGCCAGCCGCGGCGGCGGAGCTGCACCAGCTGTCGGTTCTGGGATCCCGAGGCTGTGCGGCCGTGCACGGAAGGGTGGCCGGATCCGGAGACGGACGGGCCCGGGTACGCGAACGAGTGCGACGACTACTCACCAAAGCGTGAAGGATTGTTACGAACCCATACCGTCGCCGGGGCGGGCGGGGATGATTGCCTCAGCGGCACATCCCCTCATGCCCTCTGAACTCAAAACCCTCGACTACACGGTGAACGGTGTCGACATGCTGAAGCTCAATCAGCTGCTCGAATCCCGCACCGGCCACTACCTCCAGACCGATGGCCACGGCTGGCAGATCCGCACCCCTGCCGGCAACCTGTTCATCGAATGGGCCGGCGGCACTCAGTCGCAGAATGCCGCGGCCTGCATCAGCTACCTCGCCCGCCAGGGCTTCACCCTTTGCTGACCCCTACCATGCTCTCGAAACTGAAAGGCCTTGCCCTATGGGCGGCACTGCTCCCCGCGTTCTGGTTCGTGCTGAACGACAGCCTGGCTCAGATGACGCGCAACGACTGCACCGCCGGGATCGCCCAGGCCTGCCGGAGCCTGAAGTGATGTTTGGACTGATCCGTGGAGCGCAGTGGATCTGCGCACCCCAGGGCGACGGAAGCCCAGTGCCACAGGTGATCACCGTCGAGTCGAGCCGAGACAATGCCTGGCTGGCCAGCTGCCTGGATGAAGCGATCGAGCGTCAGCAGCTGCTGCGGATGGCGTTCGGCCTGGCCACTGATGTGAGGGCAATTCGATGAACACCCGATCCCTCAACGCCCAGCCGTGGCGGTTCGAGCCAGGCGACACGGTGTATGTGCGAAACACACCGCTAGTACAGGGGTGGCCTGAAGGTCACACCGGGAAGGTGGTCGGCACCTTTGTGGCCAATGGCTGCCCGCACTACCGCGTCGTCGATGGCGACGGCGTGAGCTGGGATCTGGCGCAGATCCACCTGTGCCGCTCGCCCCGCGGGGAGGTGCAGTGATGCCGCACCTCATCCACGAGGACAGAGATCCTCAAGCCAGCCCCAGGTGGACGATCACGCGGCACCCTGCGGGCACCACCGACCCGCTGCTGGTGCACTGGCGCAAGCGGAGCAGGATCCGCACCCTGCTGGACCAGGTGGCGCGGTGGGACGCTGCAGCGGACGGGTGGGACCCGTCGCGGTGGGTGCCCCGGTTCCCGATCGTGCCCCGGGACCTGCTCGACCTGGTGGAGCAGCACATGCGGGGGGTGGAGCTGTGACCGACCTCGTCGCCCACCTGCTGGCCAACCGCCAGCGGATCCCCAACCGCACGATCATCGCTTGCCTTGCGCTGGCCCAGCTGGCGCCCAAGCCCACCGAGCGGATCAGCGCCGAGCGGCTGATGGAGGCGCTGGAGATCAGCAATCAGCCCTACCTGAGCAAGCTGCTGGGCGAGATGCTCCGCTTCGACCTGGTGGAGTATGAGGCGGGTGACCGTTCCGAGCCGGGCTACCTGTTCTTCCGCGTGGGGCCTCGATCACTGCAGATCAAACCAACCGCAATCAAGCCATGAGCACACCACACCTTGAACCGAAGCAACTGGACGTCCCCCAGGTGCTGGCCCGCGACTGGATCAACCGCCACGGCACCTTCCGCACCGTGAGCACTGGCGGCCAAAGGGAGCGCACCGGCACCGACTGGGGCATGGTGATCACCGAGGCCGCTCGGTGGGGCCAGCGGCTGGGCTGGGATGCTCGCGGGGCCACTACGGGCTTGGCAGAGCGGAAGGCCGCGCCACCCCTGCGCTGCCCCGCTGCCAACACCATCGCCGAGTGCGGCGGGCCCTGCGAGCAGGACTTCCGCCTGTGCGACTGCGGGCTGCTCCAGAAGATGAACCCGCAGCGGGCTGCTGTCGCCACCACCGAGGCCCGGCCTGTTGGGTTGGTGGAGAGGGTGGCGGAGGCGATGCAGCCCGGCACGTTTGACTGGTCCGCCTACGAAGACGAAGCCCGCGCCGCAATCCGCGAGGTGGCCAAGTGGTTGGAGCAGCAGCAGGAAGTGCCGATCGGACGCAGCACGGCCAGCGCTGACTACTTCGCCGCCATGCTGGAGCAGGAGACCGACCTATGACTGACCAATTTCCTGACGCCACGAAAATGGTCCTCTCCCCAGCAGCTCAAGCGGTGCTGGATGGGGTGATTGAACAGTGGGATGCCGATAGGCGCCCTATTGCATCACCGTTGGCCGCTGCCGCTCTCCGCGTTGCTGCGGATAGAACGATGAGCCTAATCGGCGACATCTGCCATCCGAAGTACATGGAAGGCATCGAAGCAGCATCGGATTTCCTGGAGCGCATCGCCGCCGAGCTGGAGAACCACCAATGACCCCGCCCCTCTCCCCAGCGGCTCAGGCCATCGTGGCCGCGTTCGACGAGCGCTACGAGCTGCTTGGGCCGCTGGAAGGCAACTGGCAGGAGGCCTGCCTAGCCGCCGCCCTCACAGCCCTGGCGGTCCGTATCAAGGGCGCCCCTGGCATCCGCCAGGACGTGCTCGACATCGTGAACGAGCTGGAGAGGACCGATGCCTGACCACCTGATCATCGACGCCAGCCGCCAGCCGTCGCAGATCCGCTGCCTGCATTGCGGGTTCGCTCAGGATCTGCAGCTGCCCATGGCAATCAAGGAGCTTGTGGCCCTGGAGCGGCGGATCAATGCCGAGCACAAGGCCTGCAAGCCGCCTCGCTGAGCTGTGGGAACTGCGTGGGAACGGATCTGAGCTGATCCCCGTAACCCGTTGGAACGACTAGGCTTTACGCCTGCGCATCACTTGATCTTGGTTCACATGACCTGGCTTACCGGCGGATCCTCTGGCATCCTCGGAGCCAGGTTTTCTGCGGATGGACCTTCCTCGCGGAATCGTCTACATCACCCCGGATCCTCGGAGTCTGTGGGAACGGTGTGGGAACGATGAAGCTGACGAAGACCGTGGTGGAGCGCGCCACCCCCCGGGCCCAGCGGTACCGGCTGAACGACTCCCTGGTGCCCGGCCTCGCCCTGCTGGTGCTGCCCTCCGGCGCCCGCACCTGGTATCTGAGGCACCGGGTCGACGGGCGGCAGCGTGAGCTGAAGCTGGGCACCCCCGCGGAGCTCACCCCCGACGATGCCAGGCGGCTGGCCAGGGAGGCCCTCGCCCGCGTGCGCGAGGGGGGCGATCCGGTCGAGGAGCGCAAGCAGCGCCGCGAGGCCCCCACCGGGCAGGACCTCTACGAGCGCCACCGCCTGGCGCGGCAGGCCCGGCCCGGTTGGGTGACGGAGGACTTCATCTGGCGGAACCACCTGCTGCCGGCCTTCGGGCGGGTCCAGGCCGGGCGGATCACCACGCCGATGGTGCAGGAGTTCTATGACCGGGCAGGGCGGCGACCGGTCGCCCGCGCGGCGGTGCTGCAGCTGGCCCGGGCCCTGCGGCTCAGCGAGCGGTGGGGGTGGTGGGGCGACGGCCGGGCGCCGCGGCCCTGCCTGGGTGTGGAGCTCGATGCGAAGGTGGCCCGTGAGCGGTACCTGAGCGGCGACGAGCTGCGCCGGCTGCGCGATGCCTTGGTGCGGTGGGAGGCGGGGGGCCCTGGGGTGCGGTGGCGGTTCTGCCAGCTGATCCGCCTGCTGCTGCTCACCGGCTGCCGCCTGCGCGAGGTGCTCCATGCGCGGTGGGAGTGGGTGGACTGGACCGGGGGGCGGCTGATCATCCCGGCGGAGCACCACAAGACCGGGCGGCGGACGGGGAGGGCGCGGCGGGTGCTGCTGGTGCCCAGGGCGATGGAGATCCTCGAGGAGTTGCGCGCCCAGCAGCCGCCGGATGGCGGGGAGTGGGTGATCGCTGGCGGCCGGCCGAGGCAGCCGCTGGGCGGTTACCACTCGCTGTGGAAGGAGCTGCGTGATGAGGTGGGCCTGGTGGACTGCCGGCCCCATGACCTGCGGCACACCTTCGCCAGCTACGGGTTGAGCGCCGGGCACGGTATCGACGTGGTGGGCCAGCTGCTGGGGCACACCAGCCTGCAGTCAACGCGGCGGTATGCGCACCTGATCGAGGACGCAGGGCGCGCGGCGGCGGCTCGGGTGAGCGATGACTTGGGAGTGTGACGGATTGTTACGGGGGCGAGCCAGCTGCGTGGCCCGGTCTTTATGGTGATCGCATCGGGAGGCAACCGCCTCCTCCGGGGCACTGACCCCTGGCCCGCGGGGAGCC